GAGTGCGTCTATTTCGATACCGGAGATGTTGCCTGAGAATAGCGGCAACGCCCCGAGCGACGTGTCTCCTACGTCCAGCATGAACAGGCGGGATAGGAGAACCGATCCGTAGTCGAACAGACCATTATGCACCAGAAGTTTCAGATTCGTTCCGTCCGGCAGATCGCTGCCGGTCGAGTAAATCTTGATTTCCATTTCCGGCACGTCGATCGTGTTCTTGATGCCGAACTTGGTCCGGTCGATCAGAGGACCGAACGCCGAGTATGTGTAAGGCGACACGAACAAATCCTGGTCGAAACTGGTCCAGGTGTACACCGTTCCGTCGTTCAGCGTGAACTGGAACAGGTCCGCGACTATGAACGGCGCACGGCTGGCTAGGAAGGATTGGAGAGCGGCGCTTGCAGTCCTCATGGCCGTTGCTTGAAGCCGGTCAGCTTCAACTCCCCTTCTAGGTCATTCTCGAACACTGGATCGTAGGTCGGAACAGTCTGCCCCGGCTGCACCAGCTCGAACAGCGGGCACACACCTACTAGGTAGACTTCGCTGGAACCGGTCCAGGGACGATCGCGAAAATACCAGCGAAACGTCTGGTCCAGGATGCGCTGTTCGGGGCATCCGACCACGGCCTGCTCCGGGGGCAATGCGACCCGGCCGTAGTGGAAAGCTACAGTGGCGTTGCTTATCATCGTCTCAGTTCTTTAACGAGAAAACGGTCAGTTTCTTTGTGTCCCAAAGATTCTGCATGAATTTGCTGAAGTCGTAGCTATCGTCTTTCAGACGGCAGTAGTAGAAGAATTGGAAATCCGCAGTAACGGACACCCCGGCCGCCGGTGCGGTGGCGAAGTTTATGTAGTTTCCGCAGGGTGTCGTCGTGTTCAAGGTGTAGCCCGAGGTCTGCAATACACCGTTCAAGTAGACATTGACGGGCTCGCTATTGTTCACGCTACCCACGGGTTCGGTGCCGGTGTATTCACCCAGGCCGTACGTGCGCACCATCTGAAACTGCTGCGTGGTGCCGTCGCCCGTGCCGAGCACTTGGCCTGTCACGGAATAGTCGTCCGGGTCCTGAAAATAGAACGCCGCCCATGACCCGTACACGGCGAGGATGAATCCCATGAGCGTCTTCAGATCGGACGCGGTGGTGCCGGTCCATTGCGAACTGTCGCCCAGGATATCGTAACTTAGGTCCCACTCCCATTGCGGGCGAGCCCAATAGGCGACTCGGACTTCCCGGCCGGACGCAGACACGCCTACGCCCGTCGAGAACTTCGGCCGCTTTACCCAATCGAAGGTAAGCCCTTTCAGGACCGGATACGTCAGCGGCAACGGATACTCCAAGTGTGGTACTAGGACTTCCAGAACGATCTGGCTCGCCCTAACATACGGCGGATTGGCCTGCTTATACAAGGCTTCCGCAACGATCTGGCTGGCCCGGGTCGGCGCGGTCGTGGTCACTAGGACCGGCGCCGTCAACTGGCTTGCCCGCATTCCTGGCGTGCTCTTGTAGTTCAGAACCTCAAAGAAGAACTGTGATGCTCGGGCGCCGAGGTTGAGCGCACCACCGTAAATGTGCGCGGGTTGCCTGGCCCCGGCGAACAGCTCGGGCGTGAAATGGTTCCGCAAGATGGCGCTCTTGCGGCGCGCTTGGCTCACGCCGATAGGCGGGATGACCGCGGGCGCGGTGGACCCTGCTACGTGCTGATGCTTCGCGAAGCCTTTGAACGGGGTGTGGCGGAAATGCGCCTGGTAAAGCCGCCTGCGGGCGCCGTCAGTCGGCAGACCGATCTGCGGGCCGATATTGACATAGCCATCGTTCAAGTAGCCGCCGTAGCCGTCCAGGAGGAAGCCCCCGAAGCCATCCCCGATCCGGCCGTAGACCAGCGCGGTGCCTTGCAGGAACGGCACCCGTCGCATGCTGCGGCCAGGGTAAGGCTTCCGCCGGTAGAATCGGATCGACAGCATCCTCCGGTCGCGGAACGTTATCTGGAGGCTAGATTCCAGATAGCCGTCATTGAGATACCCGCCGAAACCGTCATTGAGGTAGGACCCGAAACCGTCGCCTATCTTGCCGTAAACTAGCGCGGCGCCTTGCAGGTAGTGAAGCGTCCGGGGCTTACGGCCGGCGAACTTCTTGTCTTGCCAGACCAGCGCGTAGAGGCGTCGTCGGTCGCGTAGAACCGGTGTAATCGGCGCCGGGGTGGAAGCCGGTAGGTCGAAGAACTTCCGAGGCTTGCGGCCGGCAAAGAGGTCGGTAAGGAAAAGGCGAGCGTAAGCGCGCCGCCGGTCGCGCAGCGCCATCTGGAGGACCGACTCAGGTATTCCATCGGTGAGATACCCACCGAACCCGTCGCCCAGATACCCACCGAACCCGTCGCCCAGAAGCCCGAACTGAACAGCGCCCGATGGGTCTTGTAGGTTCCGGCGGCGGGGAACCGCATGCGGCTTCGCCGCCAGAACCCTAGCGGTGACGTGGCGCCGGTCCACGCAAGCCTACTGTGGGTTGACTATGGAGTACGGATTTAGACTGGAACCGGTCCCGGTCTGGATATCCCAATGCCAGAGCGTGCCGCCTGTGTAAGAACTCGGATTACCGCCACAGTCCGCAAAGAAGAATACACTGGACGCCGTAAAAGAGCCCGACACACCGGACGTCCCGTTCCACCCGTATATGTAAGTCCAAGTGTACCCGTCCACAGAGCGGTAAACAGTGTACGGAGTAGAACTGTCGGATGATTGATAGTATAAGCGATACCAAACCTTGCTAAAATTTCGTTCCGTAACCGCACTCAGATCGGAATTATAGGCGCTTTGAGACGACGCCGTTATTACGTCTAGTTGTTCTTGATGCCCGAGCACCCTAACACAGAACAAGTAGCCCGAACTGGCTTTAACCCCGATACCCAAGGTGGAGTAATCGTTGTTCGGGGCTGCTATACAGTAACTTTGCGACAAGCATACCGTGAGCATCCATTCACTACCGGAAACCGATTGGTTCCAGTTGTCGATCTGCTGGTACGTGCCGCCTGGCGCGCAGTTCACGACGATAGGGCCGCCGGAAATATCAGTGGCGGTGGTCCCGGATTGATGATTCGACTCAGTAAAGGATGACAGCGCCGGCCGCGTGAAAGTAGGGCCGCCTGACGCCAGGGACACTACCTGCGTCAGTGTTGCGCTATCAATCTGGTCGCTCGTGCCGGTCGCGATGAATATGCGATCGGTGCCGGCAACCGACGTGCGGGTGCCGTAGGCGCTGATATTTGGCACGGCGCAAAGCCCCTAGAAGAGTTCTTCGATCGTGACCGTTACGCTCATGGCTTCCGTGGACGCCGGTGCGGTATCAAGAGACACGACGCAGGCGTTGCCCAGGCCGAACACAATCCGATCCTCTGCCGGCGGTAGGTAGAAGTAGCCATTGATGACGTTCAGAACGTCCGCCACAACGACCGTCGAGGTCCCCGAGGTCGTGGTCCTGGTCGTGTCATTGGCGTGAGCCGTGACGGTCGCCGCCGCGCCCCCTGGGTCTACAGGCACCGGAGTCGGCGTGCTGCCGCCCGACCCGTTCGTCAGGGTGCCGGCCAGGCGCTTGATGCTGATGGCGAGGTTGCCGACCGCGGTGGCCGTCGTCTGGCCGATCGTGACGCTGTGCAGCGCAAAGGCTTTGTTCGACCCGGCGAATACCGTCAACAGGTCTTGTACGGCAGAGACAGCGACCGACGCGGCGCTGATGGTGTAGACGCGACCCATGGAGGGGAATCCTTATGTATCAGGTTCAGAATGAGCGTAGCACAACGAAATCAACGTTTCTAGGCCGCAAGGGTGTAGCTGGCCGTCAAAGCGTTAACCGCCGAGATAGTCCAGTCGGCGCCGGTGTTCGGGTCCAGCACGTAGAGCGTAGGGTAGTACGCATAGGCCGAGCGCGTGCCGCCCAGCACCGTGAAGGCTTCCCCTGACGTGCTGGACCCGGATTGAATGGTCACGTCTATCTGGCTTCCAGAAACATTGAGGGACCGAAACGCTCCGGTGACTTGGACGCCGATGACGGTGCTAGAGTCAGCCGGGACCGCTCCGAAAGTGAATTTGTCGGTGTAACCGTCATGAAGCGTATTATTGTATGCGTTGTCCCCGGCAAAAGGAACCGTGGCGACTTCCTGCCAGTTCTGATTCGCGAGAGCGGCCCACTGTACTGAAATGTTCGCCGTAGGAAAGGTAGTGTTGACCGCGCAATCACCCAGGTAAGTATTCAATGGGTTGGCTCCGCTTCCGGTTGTGTTGTCCAGGCAATAGAAGTCATCAAACTCCATACCTGGAAACTCGCCCTCTACCTCACCGCATTTTATTCGCCAGCCGGAATACTTGGACGTATTTACATAGTTACCAGCCCCGCTAAAATCCCCTGTGGGGTAGAAGGTCGCGGCGCCGGTGCCTGAAAGCACATTGACGCCGTTGACTTTCAACTCGAACGTTCCGTGATCGGTCAAGCTACCGGCGACCGAGGTTTGCACGTCCTGCGTGACGTGCATCTCCAGGAAGTTCCAAACGAACGGGTTGAAGACATTGGAACTGGACGTGGCGATCGGGAAAGTCCCAGGCCCCTCGTCTATGATATGGCCGTTCGCGTAGGAATATATGTGCGTCGTGCTGGGGTCGCCCGAGTACGCAATTACCGCCCCAGAGGAAGTAAAGAACCGGAACGTGAAAGGCGCATTGTTGGCGAGGTCGTCCCAGATTTGCAGATCAAAGTACGGCACGCCGTCTGAGATGACCCGCACCGCGATACCGTAGAACGCCTCATCGGTGTCGGAATTTATGGTTGCGGTCAGCCAGGAACCATGCTCGCCGGCGACGAATTGCCCACATTTCCCGGTTCCGGATCGGCCTGCTGCGTACAGGACTGAATTACCCGAAGGTTGGTTCGACGCTACCCATTGCAGCATTCCGGTGCGGGCTAGAAGGTCCGCGTCCGTGCCGTAATGGTCGAAGCCGTCGAAAGCAAGAAGCGCCATCAGCTTATCAGCTTGTACCCGCCAGCCATCGCGTTCACCCCGGCCACCGTCCAGGTTGCGCTAGTGTTTGGATCAAGGACGGTGAGATCGGTGTAGAACGCATAACTGACGGACGGACCTATATTGTTTCCGGGTGTGGTGGTAGGCCCCGAGACAAAACGCTGCTGCACAACCTGCGCGCTGGCGTCCAGTTTGCGATAGGCCCCGGTGAGTTGGACGCCGAGCACCGACGCCACGGTCGTAGGAAGCTGCTGGAAGCTGAACAGGTCCACGGCGCCCGCGGAAGTCGCGGAGTTGTAGGTAGTATCTCCGTCGAAAAGGGTTTCGCTGACTTCTTGCCAGTTCGTTCCGCTTAACGGTGTCCATTGTGGAGTGCCGTAGTTAGCATTCGGGTATAAGGTCTTCACCGTAACGTCGCCGGTAAAGGTGTTCATGGGGTAGGTGCCGGCCCCTGTCGTGGTATCGCAAAGGTAGAAGTCGTCCAGAATGACACCCGGCTCGTTAACACCGGAAGTTGGGGGCACACGGACTTGGAACCCGTCGTAAGTGGTGACGGAAAGGAAACTGCCGTCCGGCAACGGCGTCGGGTATAGCGTATCCGCGTTGCTGCTTGATACGACCGACGTACCATTGACATGCACGTCGAACGCCCCAGGCGCCCCGGTCGTGCTGGAAGGGGCGAGCACGTAAATCTCGAAATAGTTCCAAAGGTACGCGTTGAAGGCGTTCGTAGGCGAGTTACCGATCGGGTACTGCGTCGGAGTCGCGCTGTTGCTGGTATTGGTCGTGTTCGGATCGCCCGAGAATACCTCGATGAGCCCCGATTGAGTGAAGCAGCGAACAGTGATCTGCGGCGCACCTTGGCCGTTCTGGCCGCCGGTGTAGGTCATGACTTGCAGATCAACGTACGCGACCGGATCGGCAAGGACCTTCATAGCGATTCCGAGATACAGCGCCGGCAGGGTGGTGAACGAACCCCCAAAGATTGACGGCAACGACCCGCCAAGAAGACCCATCTGGACGCCTTGCCCCGAGCCGTCCCGGCCGGTGGTCAAGACAGTGGGCACCGAGGCCCCCACCGGGGCTATCGTGCTCCATTGCAAGCCCCCCGATCGGGACTGCACGTCCTGCATCGTCGCGTAGTGGTCGAATCCGTCGAAGACAAGAAGGGCCATTTACCGACCCGGCAGACGGTTGTTAGCGCCCTTGCCCTGCCAGTCCCGCGCGGTCTGGTAGGCCATCCGCTTGAAGTCGCTATTGGACCGGCGGAAGATCGTCGCTAGGTCCGCAGAGCCTACGCCAGTGGCGTTGAAGGTAGGGCTGTGGGTAAAGTTCATCGTGTGCGCCGTGTCACCGCTGTAGGAGACCTGGCTGCTGCTCCCTTGCAGATTGGAATTTGCGGCTTTCGGCAGGTTGAGGGTAGGGAACGATGCGCTGCCCGACACCCCGAGCATGCTACGGAGCGCGCCAGCTTGGTTAGCCGGCACGATCATCTCGCCCTGGTGAACCTGCGCCAACATATCGCGCGGCACTTCCGGCGTGCCGACGTCGAAAGACTCGAAGGCCATAACGGCGCCGTAGGCCACCGCAGCCGCGGCCGGCGCTATGATCGGCCCAATGATAGGAATGTCCGCGAGAGCTGCGTAGGTGCCTGCCGCAGCCTTTGCGGCATCACGCTGAATCACGCCCTGGGAGGCCGCCGCGTCCACCGCGGCCCCCGCAGTCGCCCCAGACATTTGCGCAGCCGTGCGGATACCGGTTCCGGCCACCGCTGCTGCCGTCTTGGTCGTCTCTATACCCAGAAACTTTGCGAGGGTCGTGAGAAGCATGCTTGTCTGTGCGAGTTCTCCCGTGTTGTTAACCGCCGTTCTGGCCGCGACTCCGGTAGTGGTCAGCGCGGTCTTCATGATTTCATGCGCGGCCCAGGTCGCTACCATCTTCAGCGCGGCCTTTGCCCAATCCAGCACCACACCCTCCGCGGCCTTCGCGACCGAAATCCCTATCTTGCCGTTCGCGCCCAAAGCAGAACCCAGTATCTTGTCGAAAGCGTTGCCTATCGGTTGGGTGATCTTTTCCCAACTGGACTGCACGGCCTGCGCCGCCTTCTCGTTGATCTGCTGGGCCTGCTGAGAGAACGTCAACAGGTCCGCCGTAAGTTGCTTGTAGGCCGCCGTGGCGCCCTCTTTATCCCCTACCTGTATATCAACCTGAATCTTCTCGTTCAGGCCGGCAATGTCGCGATCCAAGGCATCCCTAAGTTTGGCGACCTGGGCGGCGACCTGGGACTGCAACCCGGAAGAATTAAGCACAAGGGCGAGGCTGGGTTTGAACTCTCCTACGTCGGACTTCTCCCCGATCTTCGCCAGATTGGCCTGCGCTTCCGCTAGATTACGAACGGCGTCCGCTTGCTGCTCTGCGGCCCTCTTCAACGCCTGGGCGCGTTCGTTGTCGATTTCCGCGAGTTTCTTGTTCGCCTCATTGTAGTTGGTCGAGTTTTGGCCGTACAACTGCTTCGCTCGTGCTACCCATTGCTGAACCAGCGCGATCTGCTGGTCAAAGTTGCCTTTGGCAGCTTCTACCTGTTCCTCTATGCCCGAGACATAAGCGTGCCATGCTTCGTTTGCGGCGGCCTTCTGTTCCGACGCCGATGCTCGGGTGTCCCGCAGATCAAGCTGCGCGAGTTGCTTGCGCAACTCCAGCTTGGCGTCGGCGGTCAGCTTCTCGTCGTTGAGCCCTTGCGTAAGAACCGCGCGCTGGGCGGCTAGTTCCTTCGCCCGATCCGCCCCGGCTTCGGTGGCCGCCTTCAAGGCATTTGTGCGCAGGAGTTCCAGTTCTTCGCTGCTGGCGTCTGCCTTGTTCTGGTATATCAGGTCTTCATAACGATTGTTCAGAGACGCCCGCGCTTCCAAGCCAATCCTATCCGCTTCAAGGATATGCTTCAGGTAGGCGGCCTGTTCCGCAGCAATTTCGGTATGGGTCTTCGTCGTGTCCTGCTGCATGCGCTTTAGTTGCGCTTCGATAGCCGACATATCTGGAGCGATATTGTCGGGCAGGGTGTTTTCCGCGGTAGTGACGGACTGGTCGGACGCCTGGTTCGATAGTTCCGTCCGCTGCTGCCGGGTGGGGTTGCTGAAGTCACCATGCAAAGCACGCCGAAGACTGTCCCCCTGCTCGGCCAGGAAGCCCATCAAACTACGGGATTGGTTTTCCGCGCTTTCTGCGGAGTTCGTGGCCTCGTCCAGAACGTGCTTCAGGTGATCCAGATAGATTATGAGCCCTTCTTTGGGGTTCTGCGCCGCAACACTCTGGAAATGCGCCAGCTCGTCCGTCGAGAGATGCAGAGACTCCATAGTCTTCGCGCCCGACCCCGACAGGTCCTCCATGTCTTTCTTCAACCGCTCTACGGCCTGGGACGCGGTTACGCCGAAGGTCGAGGCGAAGGCCGGAACCATCTCAAGCAGAGCGCGGGTGAGTTGGGTGCTGCCGAATCTGATTTCGCTGAAAGACCGAATGAACGAGTTGCGTTCGTCGGCGGTGAGACTAGCCACTTCTTTGATTGTGTAGCCGGCCCGCCGAAGTTCGTCGCTCATCAGGTGAATGTCGGACGTGGCGATGTTGACGCCCATCGCGCGCAGATCGACACCTAACGCCGCTTCCGCACGCAGCCGGTTTACGTGACCGATTAGCGCCACTATCGCCCCGGCCGCGGCCACGGCGCCGGCAACTATGCCGCCCCAGCCGGCTATCTGCATCAGGCTCACGCCGTTGAGTTCGGTCAGGGCTTGGCCGACCCGGAAGATTTCCATGCCGAAAAGGCGGGCGGGGTCTATCCCAGAAGCGAGCCCGTCGCCTATCGACCGGATCGAGTGACCGAACTCCGCTATCGCCACCCGGTTTTGCGCGATGACGCCCCCGAATTTTTTGTGTTCCTCGGATAGTGAGGAAATTTTCTGGCGAAGGTCTTTGTCTACCGAGGCGAAAGCCGCCTTGGCTTCCGCCAACTGCGCGTTCAGGGATTGGAACGCGGGTAGCATCTGCGCTTTAACGGCGTCACTACCCTTCGCCATATCTGCGGCCATAGACCGCACGGCGCTGCTAACGGTCTTCAGTTCGCTCGCGGCGAGTGAGACTTTGGTTTGAAGATCGACGATATCCGCGGATATCGAAACCGTTAGGTTGGAGTTACCGGCCATGTTTCTTCCGCCTGCGGAACGGAAGACAATCCCATAGACAACCGATCACGGTCAATAGCGTGGCGATATCCGCGAGCATCACCCGTTAGGCCCCATCTTCTTCCCGCCTGTGGCACGGACGAACCTGGCAAAGTCGGCCGGACCCATAACGGTCGCATCCTTGGCCTCTTTGTGGACGCCAGGCGGCTTGTACTCGTATCGCCAAGCGGTAAGGTCATCCACGGTCGGGTGCTCCAGCCACTCGGCTTCGTAAGCGTGCCAGCGGGCGATGGTTATAGTGTCTTCGACCGCATCCCAGGGCATGCCTAGCCGGCGAGATAGACGCGCTACGATGCGGTCCCAATCGGGGGGCTCGCCTCCCCCTGGGCTTCCCCCGCGCCGGCCTGCGGCGGCTTGTACAGACCGGACTGCTGCATGACGACAGGAATCGCGCCGACTAACTGGACCAAGCTGATCGGCATTTCCTCGAAATCCGTACGGCTCAGGTCCGGATGCGCGCGGGTCAGCGCGGTGTACGAGATTTGAACCAGCGCCTCAATGTCGGCCTCGGTCAGCTCCCCAAGGGAACAACCCTCCATGATCTTGCCGGTAACGCGGTTGAACAACGGCTGGAGTACCCGGTTCTGGCGCAACGCCAGAACCGGTACCGGCCAGTCCTGGCCGCCCAGGGATATCGTCGGGCAGTCGTGGACCACGACGGGCGTGGGAAGAGCCATTACACGAACCTCAGTTTTACGCGCGCCCCGAGGACGCCGGACAGATTGTCCTCGATGGCCTCGATCGTGTCGAGACCGATCTGATCCGCCTTTACGGCCTGGGCCTCGGTTAAGAGGTCTGCGAGGTCCTCGTCCTCATCCTCATCCTCGTCCTCGTCGTCGTAGAGGTCTGCGAGGTCTGCGAGGTCTTCGTCCGAAAGCATGAAGACGTGGTAGGCGGTGGCCCTGTTCAGGACGTCATCCACGGTAGGGGTAGAATCTTCGCGCGATTCATCCTCACGCGCCCAGGAGAGGGCGAGGGCTCGGTTCAGGTCCATGTGGATTCTCCGGAAATGAAAAGGGCTGCGGGTGATTCTCCGCAGCCCTGATAATGCCTCGTTACGCTGCCGTAGTCAATTAGCCGACGTCGGCGTAACTCACTTCATACACTTGGCCGGCGGTATTCGCGTAAACCGAGAAGTCGATTTCCGGCATCATGAAGTCGGTCAGTTTGAAGCTCTGCGACAGCTTCGTTGCGATCGCGTTGAAGATGCGGATGTAGTAGGGCTTGCCGTTGAAGGTGGTCACGTAGTCCATCTGGAACGTCGGCGCGAAGCCGATAAGCTGGTTCTGGATGGTGGAGGTCTCGCCGCCGCTCGTCGTGTTCGTGTAGCCATAAGACAGGTTGACCGAGGCGCCCCCGTCCAGAGAGTCGAACGTGTAGGTGCCGCCGGCGGACACGTAGTACTCGCCCTGCGCGGTGACGGAGCCGCTTGCGGTCTCTTTGATGAGCGGGAGGCCGGTGCTGGCGTAGAGCACACCCAGATCGTTGTTCCAGAGCGTTCCCTGCGCGGATGCCACGGTGAACGGCGACACCGTTGGGACGGTGTGCGATTCACCCAACACGCCGATAAGCTGGCCGGCGTTGAACGTGTTGCCGTGGAACATATTCAACGCTTGGCCGCTAATCATCGCGGCTTTCGCCTTGCCGGTGCACTTGATCGTGCCGCGGGCGACCGCCAGCGGGTATTGGTACTGGCCGAAGAGTTCTTTGGTCTCTCCGCTTTCATCCAGAGAGAACTCCTGTGCGAACCCGATGTTGATGGGTGTCGCCCCGGTGATATCGGTGCGGGTCAGGTAGAGCGAACCTGGACCGAAAACGGCGAACGCCATGCAAGGATTCCTTCACAGGAGGGTTAGCGTCTCTCGACGCGAATAATCCAGGTCCGTTATAGAACCATAACGCTATGTTTTCAAGTGGTCGAGAATGGCGCGGTCACGAGAATATGGACCGTGGTTATGCAAATCGCCTGACTGTCAAGTTCCCCTTGGGCGATGGTGGTTTCCCCTTCACGCCAGGCGTGTTGCACGTACCCCTCCAGCCCGAGTTGTTGGCGCCCATCGAAAGCCGCGCCTTTCGCCAGAGCCGTATCCAGTGCGTCGAGAAGCGGAAGTATCGTGTCCTCTGGCGTCGAGTCGGGGCCTTGCGTATTGACATAAATCCAGACTTCCACTTTCAACGTGACTTCCTGCGGGAGCCCGTAGCCTTTGAGCGGCGCGAAATCTTCCCCCACAAGCCTCTGGAACAGCGCGGGTTGGTTCGCCGCAGGAACTTCGGTCCAGTGCATTAGGCGGCGCCCGGTGGTCACGTAAGCGGCTGACGCCGACAGAAGCGTGAACAGAGCATCGAGGACGGTTGACCGCTGGAGCGACATGCTACGCCGACTTCGCCGCGTCTGCGAGCGCGGCGGCCATGGCATTCACCGCGGGCTTCGCGAGTTGATCCAAAGGCCCGCGCATGAACCGCTGGGCGGCTATGTTCGTGGTCCGGTTGTAAGCCTCCACGTCCACGAGCATAGGCGCGATGTATCGGCCGTAGACGGTGTAGAGGATGCGGTCTTGCTTGGCTTTCACCTTGATCGCGGCGTGCGAACCGTACTCCAACGCGACCGCGGGCAAGATCACTGTCTTTCTGTCGCCGCCAGCCAGTGACACCCAACCGCGAACTTTGTTGGTTGTGCTATCGACGCCGCCTTGCAGGGCGGCCCGGATAGCCCCCGTGCGGCCTTGCGGTATCTTGGCCGCAATCGCGGCCTGAAGCTGCGCTTGATAGGTGGTTATGACCTTCAGCAACGCCGCGCGGGCGTTTTCTGGAAAGGCCAGAAAGCGCAGCGCGACTCTTCGCTCGCCAATGAGGACTGTGCTAGTCTCCATTACTGGACTGCCATATCTCGATAGGGCAGAAGCAGTTCGGCTATCTCGGGCGGGAAATGCGCGCTTGGCGCGCTTGGCACCCAGTACTCAGTCCGACCGAGAGAAGGCTGCTCTTTCGCTTTCAGATTGCGGTCTCGCGTGCGCCCGTCATACGCGCCCGCGATCCAGATGAGCAGGGCTTGCTCCAGATCAGGAGTAGGCGGGATGTTGGGGTAGCCGGCCACATAGACGACCGTGGTGGGCGCTCCATCCCAAGGAGTCGGAAAACTGGTCCAGGTGTTCAGGCGAATGAGTTCGCCCTTCTGGCCGTCGAGGATGAAGTCGGTGGCTGGGTTAAGCGTGTCGCTGAACCCGTTGCCTTCATTCACCACGACCGACGTGACGCTCTGCACCGGGTAGCGCGACAGGCGCAGCGGCGCGACCTGACCAGGGACCTGATAGGGGTAGTTGTCCGACGGCAGATAGATCACGTCCTGTATCGTTTCTGTCGCAAACACACGATTGCAGTACATCGAAATAGCTGCCGACCCGCGCGTGATCGCGCGCTGCAACCAGACGTCATCAGTGGTTACGTCATCAGGGATGCGCAGTTCGTTCTTGACCGTCTCCAGCACGGTAAGGTCGTACGCGCCCGCCGGCGGTGTGGCCGTAGCGGGTACGAGAACGGTGGTCGTCGTGATCTGGCGCACGCTGCGGTCAGTTCGTCAGGACGCAAACGGCAGAGCCCGCAGTCCCTACAACCGTAAAGGCCGACGTCGTGCAGAAACCTGTCTGCGTGCTCAGGGCTAGTATTTCCCGACCGTAGTTCGTGCCGCTTCCAGGCGCAACAGTGAGCGTCACGAACGTAGAAGTCTCGAAAGTATCGCTTGTGTCCGCGGGACCGGTGCCTGGCTCAGTCGCCGGGAAGACCACGGAAAGCGAAGAGCTACCGATGCTCTGGATGAATATGGAGTTCCTATCCGGTTCCGCGCTGACCGTGATCGTGCCGCTGGTTGGGATCACGCCTGTTCCAAGCGTCCAATCCCTCGGCACCGCTTTGCCTGCCATCATGTCCGGAATCCCCTATTCAGTTGGTAATCACAACGACGGCCGACCCCGATGTGCCGACAACTTGGAAAGGCCCGTCCGTGAATATACCCTGTTGGCTGCTTAAAGATAGGATGACGCGCGCAGCCGTAGGCCCGGTAGGTTGTACGACGCTGATCGTGGCCGTCGTAGAACTGTCGAAGACGCCTCCGGTGTCCGCAGCCCCGGTGTTCGGAATCTCAGCCGGAAGAAGCAGATATATAGGGTTAGAATTGTTCTGGCATTGAATGAGGATTGAGTTACGATCCGGCTCGGCCGAAACGCTTATGGTTCCGCTGGTAGGGAACACGCCTGTCCCCTGCGTCCAATCTCTCGGTACAGGAAGTCCGCAAACGCCCATGAAAGAACTCCTACGTCACGCC